CTCGGTGAGAAGGGTCAGACCAAGACCAACCTCAACGGGACCGACCCGGTCAAGACGTTCTCGGACCTGGTCGTCAAGGTCCAGACCGACCGCAAGCTCTCCTACGCCGACGCCGTTCAGGCCGTGGCCCTGGAGAACCCCGACGCGTACCGGAACTACGCCGGTGCGTCCTACGCCAACAAGGGTGGTGACAACTAATGGGTGTCGGTCCCAACTACGTCCTCTCGAAGGGCATGCTGGCCCAGGGTGGCGCCATCGCGTACGCTTCGGGCGAGCTGGTCATTGCCGGTTCGGTCGAGCAGTCCGTTGCCAAGGCGGGTGCCGGAACGCTCCTGCCGCTCGGTGTCTGCACCGAAGACATCGACTCGGCTCGCGTTGGCACGGGCAAGGCTTTCATCGCCGTCGCTTTCATGGGCATCGCCCGTGTCAAGTGCGGTGCCGCGGTCGCCAAGGGTGCCCGGATCACTTCCGATGCTTCGGCTCGCGGTGTGACCCAGGCTCGTGCGGCTGCCGGTGTGCAGCCCGCTCCGGTCTTCGGCATCGCGCTGACGGCCACCTCGAACGCCAACGAGTTCTTCGACATGCTGCTGACCCCCGGCGGCACGTACTAACTAGGAAGGGAGGTATCAAGCTGTGACTGTTTGGAGTCCTACCGGATCCGGCAACACGCACATCGACCAGGTTCTGACGAACATTTCGTTGGGCTGGGGCAACAACAGCTTTGTCGGTGAAGCTCTCTTCCCGGTTGTGCCGGTGAAGAAGCAGTCCGACAAGTACTACGTCTTCGGACGTGAGGCTTGGCTGGCGGAGACGTCGGATTACCGTGCGCCGGGTACCGAGGCGAACGAGATCCCCGGCTTCACCGTCTCGACCAACTCGTACTACGCTCAGGAGCACGCGCTCCAGATGGCGATCCCGGACGAGGAGCGGGAGAACACCGACTCCGCGTTCTCGCCGGACCGCGACGCCACCGAGCTTCTCACGTCCAAGATCCTTCTGGGTCGTGAGCTCGCCATGAAGACGCTGGTTACCACTGCTGCCAACTACGCGACTGGCCTCACGGTCACGCTCGGTGCCGGTACGTTCTGGGACACCTACGCCACGTCCGACCCCATCGGGGACATGCGCAAGGGTTGCCGTGCAATCCACGCGAAGATCTTCATGGAGCCGAACGTCGCGGTCATCCCCTACCTGGTGATGAGCGTTCTCGAGGACCACCCAGACATCATCGAGCGGATCAAGTACTCCGAGCGGGCGATCCTCACTCCGGAGATCATCGCGGCTGTGTTCGGCATCCAGCGGGTCATCGTTCCGGGTGTCGGCTACGCGACCGGTCCGATGGGTACTCTGGGCAACGCGCTCACGGTCGGGTACCTCTGGGGCGACGACGTGCTCCTGGCCTGGGTCCCGGCACGGGCCGGTCTCAAGGTCCCGGCCTTCGGGTACGAGTTCGCCTGGAACTACGGTGGTCAGGCGATGACGACGGACCGCTGGCGTGAAGAGCAGCGCAAGTCGGACCTCATCCGGACTCAGCGCCGCTACGACCTGAAGCTGGTCGGCGTCGAGATCAACCCCGCCTCCGGAGACGTCGGCAAGTCGATCACCGGCTACCTGATCAAGGATGTGCTCTCGACGTAATGGCTAACGCCTATGTTGTTCGGGTCGGTGACAACGTTGCCTATCTTGCGACGTCGCCACTGCGATGGTTGTCGGCCAAGGTGACTGCTGTCACCGACCAGAACAACGTAGTGCTTGCCATCGTAGAGGGCAACAGGTCACGTGTAGCAGTCAACAGCGGCGTGGCTGTAGCCCGCCGCACCTCGGGAACACAGACAAACGTTTGGAGGCCGTACTGATGGCAAGCGAAGTAGCCCTCACGGGGCTCGAGTACGTCGACCCGGAGACGAACGAACGTGTCTCGGTCGAGCAGAACGAAGAGGTCGACGATCTTCCGAAGGACGTCTTGGACGACTTCCGGAAGAAGAGTGCCATCGGTTCGCCGGTGATCACCCAGGCCAAGGCCGACCAGGAGAAGGAAGACCTCCTGAACAAGATCGACGAGCTGCAGAAGCAGCTGGCCGAGACCCAGAAGAAGGCCGACCCGCAGCAGAACGTGGTCGACCCGAGCAAGCAGGAAGAGTCCAAGCCTGCGGCTCCCGTCAAGAAGGCCGCTGCTCCTCAGGGCGGTAAGTAACCATGTCCAACATCACCGTCGACGAAGCTCAGGCTTGGGCCGAGAAGTCCAAGCTTGACCTGGTATCTGAACTTGACGGTGAGCTCGAGAAGCAGATCGCTAACCAGGTACTCGCAAGGGTAGCCACGGCGTATACTGTCTCGGGCTGGACATCCTCGTACAACACTCCGACGCTGATCAAGCAGATCATCGCCATGTTTTACGTCGGATGGATTTACGAACGGCAGTACTCGGACGACAACAACGGTCCGAATGTTTACGGTGACAAGCTCCTGGCTATGGCTGAGGCAGCTCTCCAGAACATTCTGGATGGTGTCACCGAGATCCCTGGAGTCGATCCTGTACTCGATTCGGGAGCACCTTCGTTCTATCCCACAGATCTCTCGTCAGCTCAGTGTCCCACGCCGGAAGACCGAAGCCTCGGTGACGCTAAGTTTTCGATGGGCAACATCTTCTAGGAGGAGAAATGGTTACAGCTAAGCCAGTTCTCACCCTGGACTTCAAGCCTTCACTTCGCATCACTGCTGGACACTATGAAGCTGTTGGCGTCAGCATCAGGTCCTTCCGTGAGCCGCTGAAGCGGGCTATCCAGAAGGTCATCATCCCAAGCATCCGGGCCAACTTCGATTCTGGCGGACGACCTGCCTGGGAGCCTTACGCGGACTCCACAAGGGAGTTCCACGAGAGCCTCGGCATTGCGATGTCACAGTCACTGCTTGTCAAGTCCGGAGCGCTTCGTCGTACCATGGGGTACTTCAACATCTGGACTGTAGACAAGGAGAAGGCCGAGCTCAACGACCTACCGCAGAACGTCTGGTACGGGAAGGTTCACCAGGCAGGCTATGGAGGACGAAGCGGCAAGGGCTTGATCCCAGCTCGTCCATTCGTTATGTTGCAGCCAGGCGATGAAGACAAGATCGTCGAAGTCTTCGAGAAGTGGCTTGACGAGCGGATCGAGAAGTATTGGTTGAGTCGCCCATGACGCTACTCATTCACCTCTCCCAGGTCTGCGATGACGTTGTCGAGCGTCTCAAGGACTGGTCGGAAGACCTCAACGTAGGTGAAGGTGACATCTACTACGGAGACCAGGAACGCATTCCTCGCTCTCCCACACTCTGCGTAGAGCCAGGTGAGAAGAAGCCTGAGCTGTACGGTGCAGGACGAATGACTGAGATGATCATCACGGTCTACGTCCTGGTGTACCACAGTGAGATCAAGAACACCGAAGAGAATCGTCGCAACGCAGACAAGTTGGCTGAAGCCATCGCCGACAGACTGAATGCGATTCCAACTCTCGACGGAGGCGCGATTCACTGCTGGGTGTCTAACATCTCGTCGGGCTATGCTACCAAACAGAATAGCACGATGCGAGCATCACGGATCACATTCGACGTCCAGACTCAAGAGCGTCTACCCAACAACCCTTAGGAGGTGCACGGTGTACAAGATCAGCTTCGACTTCCCGAACCTACCCAAGGGCGCGGAGATCGACATCACGGGTCTCACAGGGATCTTCCAGAACGGCAAGTCGTACATCATCGACGACGTTCAGGCCGAGGGATACAGAGCGGCAGGTCTCCACCCTGTGGTGGTTGAAGGTCCAGCCGAGTCGGATGCGCCTATCGAGTGGAAGCAGGGCCCGACTCTTCTCGAGGCCTTCAAGGACCACGCACACGTCAAGGTCGAGGTTTACACCAAGCCGAAGGAAGGTGACAAGTAATGGCTCCGGGTATTGGTGCATCAGGCCTTTTGGGCGTAGCGCTCGAGACGGTCTCGGGTACCTACGCAGCACCACAGAAGTACGTCCCCTTCATGAAGGAGTCGCTCAAGTACGAGCAGAAGACGGACTGGCGTCGGCCGATCCGTCAGACTCCCGATGTCGTCGGAGCAGTTGCTGGTGACTCGCATGTTAGCGGCGACATCGAGATGGAAGCCCTCCACGACTGTGTCGTCTACTTCTTGCACGCGGCTCGCTTGGGCTTCGTCAAGACGGGAGCCGGTCCGTATGTCTACACCGGTACTCCTACGGCCGTAGCCATTCCGGTCAAGACGTTGTCGATCACGATCATCCGCAACGGTGTCGTGTTCGCCTACACGGGCTGTGTCGTCGGCTCCTTCAACTTCTCCATCGACGATGGCAAGCTGATGTTCAAGCCGGAGATCGTCGGACGGGACGAAGCTGTTCAGTCAGCTCCTTCCGCCACATGGCCTACGACCGCTCCCTTCGGAGCCGGATCGTACAACCTCCAGATCCCGACCTCGTCGCAGGTCTTCGATGCAGACAACTTCGAGTTCGAGGTGGACGACAAGGCTGAGCCCCAGTTCCGTGTGAAGAACACGGGCACGGGTGCACAGTTCATCTCGTTCGGGGAACGTGACGTGAAGATCTCCACAGAGCGGGACTTCGACAGTCGTGCGGAGTACGACGCCTACAAGGCTCTCACCGCCCAGTCTAT